GCACACGAATCCCGGCATGAAGGACGGCAAGTGGTGGTGCTACGACTGCGGGACTGCGCTTTAGAGCTAAAAGGAGATAGACCGATGAAATTCCGCAAGAAGCCCGTGGTGATTGACGCCGTTCAGTGGTTCCCCGGGACGCCGGTAGAGGGCGTCACGGAGCGGGCCAGCGGCGACCCGATCAGCGAAGTGGTTGGAGTGATCCGGACGCTCGAGGGCGACATGACCGCTCTCCCCGGCGACTGGATCATCACGGGCGTCAAGGGCGAGAAGTACCCCTGCAAGCCCGATATCTTCGAGGCCACTTACGAAAGAGTCGAATCGTGACATACGTCTGCACCAAATGCGGGTACTCCGGGGACGTGGACACGCCCCATCCGAAGCCGAGAGGCGCGGGGCAAGTGTGTAATTACTCCTGCATCCCCATCGTCCTTTGCGCGAATCGGGACTGCAACCACGATCAGAGCCAGCACGTCAAGAGCGGCCCAAGTCAGGGTCGGTGCATGGCGAGCGACCGTCTAGGGTTCTCGATCTGCCGGTGCAATTCATTCGAGCAAGAAGAATCCAGCGATTCGTCTAAGGGGGCCAAATGATCCTGTCGTGGGCCTTGGTCTGCTACGTCATGGCGATCATCTGCGCGGTGTTCGGTTTCGGCGGGATCTTTGAGTCGGTCGCTGGCGTGGGCCGGTTCCTTTTCTTCTGCTTCATCGTGGCGTTTGTCGTGACGCTGATTGCGGGGCTCTTTCAGCCCCGGCGGAAGCCTTGGTAGACGAATCAACCGAAAGGAGTTAGCTACTATGAAGAATTGGCAACTTCACCGGGAAGAGCTTCTTACTGACGAAGAGTGGAATAAGTTTAAGCTATATCTTGAAGAGAGAGTAAAGAATGGTAATTGGACGGATTATCAAGATAGGGCTATTTGTTATTTCGCTGTTTGGACTGGTCTTCGGCGCTCCGAGATTGCTGATATTAAGCTTTCTGACCTTAATTTGGGTTATAGACCTTATATCATTGTACGCAACGGAAAAGGTAGCAAATACCGCGAAGTACTAATTTCGCAAGAATGTTCTCTATTTATTAAGTATTTTCTTAAGACTCGTCATAATAACGGAGAGCATCTTTTCATTCCCCAGCGAGGCATGAAATATACAGGAGATGGGATCTATCGGGTTTGGAAGACAGCGCTAAAGGATGCGGGATTGCCGCATCGTTCTATCCATAAGGCACGGCATTATAATGGTTCTAAGCTCTACCAGATTACCAAAGATCCTAAGTTTGTGCAGGAGCAACTTGGACATTCACGTATTACGACTACCGAGGTTTATATGCATGTTTTTGATGATGAAGCTCAAAAGCATTTGCAGAATTTTGATAATTCTTTGAAGATGTAGTGTTATATAAGTTAAGGAGATTATAAATGGCTGCAAATAGTTCGTTTCCTATGAATTCGCGTTCTGCTACGTGTGCCAAGTGTGGTAAGGAGTCCACCAAGGCTCAGACGCGAGGGGTTCCGATAGGTAGGACCCATCATAAGACTCTGGAGCGGATTCCTAAGGATACAAAGGTTTATGGTTGGCCGGTCTTTAATCGAGTGTGCAAGAATGGATGCAACTAGCACAATTCAGATTCTAGAATCTATTAAATACGGGTATAATGATATTTATACTACGTTTTATAAGATTGCTTGTTTAGATGATCGGGAACAGGAAGTTTATAAGTCGGGTTATAAAGACGGATTGAATAAAGGGCTTGATGAGGCTATTAAACTACTTAAGGAAATAAAACCCAATGAGTAATGCGAATCCCAATAGCGCCTATGGACGGCGCGACGGTTCGGGGAAGTATAATAACCGTCACGGTTATAAGTCTAAGTCGAATCTTCGGCGGCGTAATAAGAAGTGGATCCCTAGGACGAAGCATGATTGAGGACGAAAGCGAAGATATAGATTGGGCGGACTATGAATCCGGACCTTTCTGCATTCACTGGGGAGAGCCGGGGAGTTGTGAAGACCTTTGCGAAAATCCCGAATGTAAACATATGTGCAAAGATCATAGTTGTGGTGGTAGTTGCGACATAGAAGGTTGTAAGTGCGAAGAGATTGAGAAAGATAGGCCGGAATTCAAGGATATACAATGAAAAAGAAGAAGTTTACATATCACAGGATCACCTGTCCTAAATGCGGTAAATCTGTAGCACAAGGCGCTCAGTGGGCTCCGGGTTATCCTACGATTCGTAAGCATAATGACTTTGATGGTAATAAATGTCGTTCGGGATATCTGAGAGAATCTAAGGTACATGGTGGCTGGACATTTGATTAATGAAAATCCTCGAATATTGTAAGTACAAGATAGACAAGGATTGCGATGTTAAGAGGCATCGTCTTTGTGCTATAGCCTTTTCCAAGTCTGGACAAATAATCACTTCAGCCGTTAATCGTATCCATAACGACGGCTATGTTTCTGACTATTCTCTTCACGCCGAAGAACTTCTTCTTAAAAAGCTTCGCAAAATCAAGGCTATAGAGCGTTTTCGATATATCAAGATTCTAGTGGTTCGTTTTGCTAAAGCTAAGGGTTGGGCAATGGCTAAACCCTGTAGGAATTGTGAGAGTTTGCTGAAACTCTCTGGAGTCCAAGAGGTTAGCTACACGGACGAGTTTGGAACAATCCAAACTTTATACTAGAACTTCGCTACCTTAGATCCCCCATCTAGGGTTATCTCCTTATCCCTATCGTTCTGGTGCGATAGGGACTTTATCTTCAAATCTAGTAGTCCAAGCGTTATGAGGAGATACGCTTGGGTTCTTAAGAATCTGCTAATTTTCCTAATTGTATTCTTTTTTGTAAGTTGCGGATTCGCGGTAATCAGAGTATTCATTGCTGCCTGTGAACTAGAAGAGCGTATGTTACCGAAGTAATGCTAAAGTATACTAAAGAAGAATCATACGAGATTATTCATGATGCGCTCTTAAATCCCCCTACTACACAATCCGGTCTATATTCCTTCCTAACTGCTCTTACCGGAGAATTTATTCCATTTGAGAAGGTTTGTGAAGACCATTTTACCCCTTGGGATTATATTTGGCATTCCTACCGTGTGGATTTACCAAAATGGGAGCATTTAGCGCATCGTAACGTAGTTTATATCGGTCCTCGCGCTGGTTATAAGACTCTATCCGTCGCCAAGCTCATTGCAGCGGAATTACTCCTCAAGCCCAATTGCTCCGTTGCAGGGGTAGGCGCGATCCAAATGCACAGTAAGCGAACGTACCAGTACGTCATGCAGTATTTGAAGCATCCTGCCGTGCTGGATTTGGAAATGATTAATAAAACCCTAATCGAGCGTACAGAACTTACAAATGGATCAGTTTATTCTCAGGCTACTGCCACTCTTGCGGGCATGAACTCACTTCACCCTCAGAAACTACGTACTGAGGAAAATGATATGATGAAGGAGGAGATTCTAGAAGAAGGTAAGATGATTCCTTCTTCCTACGCGGGACTTAAGGCGAACATGTCCTATGTTTCTACCCGGAAATTCGAGGGTGGAATCATGGATGAATTAGTAAATAATTCTATTGGTAAAGACTTCGAAATTATCATTTCTTGTTACAAGGATACCGCTGAGAATTGCCCAGTATCAAGACGCGGAACTTTGCCCAAACAGTATAAAGTTGAGAATCTCTTTGTCCCGGGAACAGAAATTGTTGTCAATGCTTACGAAGGTTGTAAAAACTGTCCGCTACTTAAGACATGCCGTGGAGATTTGGCTAGGGCTAATGGAATTGTCAAAATTGATGACTTAATCAACGAATTTAACACCCTAGATCCCGAAACATGGATTTGGCAGAAGGAATGTAAGAAAACCCGCTCTTCTAATACTTTCTTTATCTACTACGACGACATTAAGAACGTCGGACACTATCCATATCGGAAAAGCCTTGGGTGGGCGGATATGTCCTTTGACTTCTCTCAGGGAGGCGAAGATCCTACAGTAGTAGGTTTTTGGCAAACGGACGAGCAGGGAAACGATTATCTTGTAAAAGAGATGGTTTTTTACAAACAGCTTGTAAAAGACGTGGCAGATGCGGTTTTGACATATATTCGGGAAAATGGTGTAAAATTACGCCATCAATGGGGCGACTCTTCTAACCCTATGTGGATCAATGAGTTAAATACGTATAATCCAGAGGTCTTTAGAATTAGACCTACTCAGAAGATTCAGCGAAGGGATGGTTGGGGAGTACTAAAGGCTAGAATTCGTGACAATAACGGCGTAAGACATCTATTTGTGGATGAATCTTGTAAATTGTTCCGGTCTGAGGCTACTAATGCCCGCAAGTCTAATGCCGATCCCTTCGATATTGGTAAAAAGCAGTCAGACCACTCTTTAGACCAAGCCAGATATCGTGCCGTAGAGCTTTATTGGCATGAAAACGGTGGAGAGCCCAATATTCGCTTTATTGGTGGGTCTGAGGAAAAGCAAGAAGGGTCCAAGGAAGTAGTACCCGAAACAGGTTATCACTATATACCTCGTTACTTAGAAGATGACGACGATGAAGAAAATTAAAGATTTCATTAAAAGTAAGCTGGATGAAAAGAAGCCAAAACTCCCTCCTATTGAAAGGGAGATAGAAAAGGCTTCTCTAAATGAAGATCGATTTGAGGCGGTTAGCGATCCGTTAGTAGCGGAACGTGTCGTTACAGAGGATCTACGTACATTTTTACAGCTTTATTCTACTTATCCTTGGGTTTATATCGCGGCTACGGCTATCGCAACGGCTGCCTCCTCTGTTCCATTTCAGCTTGTAAAAGGTGGTAACGAGGTAGAAGACGCGAACGAATTTGCACCATATCTCAATAAGCCCAATCCTACTATGACTTGGCATGAGCTAATTGAGACAACCTTCCTTCATCTAGAGCTTTCAGGTAATGCTTATTGGGAGGTTGTAAATGATGGCAAACAGGGTAACGGCAAGATTCTTGCCATTTTCCCATTGCGCCCGGATCGTATGAAGATCATTCCGGACAGCAAGAAAAAGGTTAAAGAATATCATTACATGATTAATACGGCAAATGAAGTAATCAAATATAAGCCTGAAGAGATTATTCATTTGAAGTATACTGATGCCTTGAGCGAATATTACGGCGTTCCTGCTCTCGCGGCCATTAAGAATGAAATCACCCTAGACTTTAATGCTACTACGTGGAATAAGAGTTTCTTTGACAATGGCGCGGAACCCGGAGGCGTCCTTCAAACGGATAAATCTCTTACAGAACAGGCTTATCAGCGCCTACGACAGAATTGGTATAAGCGCCATCGTGGTAAGGCTAAAGCGCACGAAGTAGCCATTCTAGAAGAGGGATTGAAATATCAGCAAATTACCTCTAAACATGCTGACATGCAGTATTACGAACTAAAGGCATGGTGTAGAGATACTGTACTTGCGGCTATGCGCGTTCCTGCCGTTATTGTAGGAATTCAGCAAAAGTTGTCAGTAGGTACTGAGCGCGATCAGAAGAAAATCTTCTGGCACAATAACGTTATTCCAAAGCTCAATAAGATTGAACATATTGTCAATTCTTACTTGATGCCGGAAGGTATTAAGTTCCAGTTCGTCATTAAAGCAATTGACTCAATCGTAGAAGACGATCAGGTTAAGTCAACTATTGTTCAGTCCAATATTAGTCACGGCGTAATGACCATTAATGAGGCTCGAAAGAAATATTATGCTATGGACGAAGTTGAGTGGGGAGATACGTGGTGGCGTCCTGTTGGCTTGGTTGATGTACAGAATCCTATCCCAGTTCTCCCCTCTCCTACTGGTAGTCCTACTGGACAAGGTACTACTACTGGGAACCGCGCTGGTCTTGGCGATCCTGCTCAAGTTGGAAACGTGGTTCCAAAGAAGCCCGCGCCCAAGGTAAATAATACCAAGAAATCTATCGAAGAGGCGTTCATAGATATTGAAAAGATCGAAATGGACGAACCCAATTGGGATGATCCTGCGGCGGTTAGAACCTATCAGGAATTCTCCATTTTGAAGTCTCATGCGGGGCCTGATGAGCGAAAGCTACGTACTTTAATTAATAAATTCTTCCATGAACAGGCTGGACGAGTTCTTTCCAATATTGAAGATACTTGGCCCATCCAAAAAGATGATGCTCCTTCTGTGGATAATCTCATGGATCGGAAGGAAGAGGATAAATTGCTATATGGCGCGATTATCGCCGCTATGTGGTCAATTTACAAGAAATACGGAACTCTTCTCACTCAAGATCTACAACCTTTTGCGGCTTCTGGTACTGTCTTAAAATTTGACACCACTACTGATTTTGTCAGACAGTGGATTGAAAAACACGCGGCGGAATTAGTCACTCAAATTAATGATACGACTCGTCAACTCATTCATAATCAGCTATTAGCAGCTTACGATAATAAAGAGTCGCTACAGCAAGTTTATGAGAGACTTTCCACCGTTCTAACAGGAGATCCGTCACTATGGCGGGTCTTCAAAATTGCTAGAACTGAATTACTAACTCTTACCAATAATGCCCGTCTGGAGGCTGCAAACCAATCCGGAGTAGCTGTAAGTAAGCGTTGGGTTTGTGCCTTGCTCCCCACAAGCAGGGAGCGCAAGGGCGGGGAAAACCATGTTGGTATGCATAATACCGTCGTCAAAATGGGAGACAAATTCAAAGCTCCTAGACGCGGTGGCGGATTCGATTATATGGATACTCCGGGTGACGTAAATGCTCATCCTGAGAATCGCGTTAATTGTTTATGCTACGTGAGTTATTTCCATGGAACGGAGGAATTCCGTAGTCCAAATGAACTACCAGACGTAGAGAAGAAACTAGAGAAGGCGGAAGAGCCCAAGAAGAAGGGTCGAAAGAAGCAGAATATTAACGTCACTGTTAATCTTTCCGAAGGAATGATTAAACAGGATATGAAAATGCCCGCAATGCCTAAGGTTGACGTTAATGTAGAGAATAAAATTGACGTTCCTAAGCAGGATGCTCCAATTGTTAAGATCGAGAATAAGATAGATCCGACTCCGGTTACCATCGACGTGAAGGCATCTGACGTAATTGCTCCAGTCGTAAAGGTGGAGAACATTGTCAATCCTACTCCAGTCACGGTAGAGAACAATGTTAATCCAACCCCTGTAACTGTAGAAAATAATGTAGAAGTTGAAAAACAGGATGCTCCGATAGTTAACGTAGAAGTGAAGCCTGAAATTAAGGCACCTGATGTAAATGTTCAGATTAATCCCGAATTGAAGGTTCAACCTTCTGAGGAAATCACGGAGATTATCCGCGACGAAAAGAACAGAATCGTAGCTTCTCGTAAAGAGGTTCGGCCCAAGGAATAATCCATGCAAGATAACAATAGAATTCCTGCACTTCATGCTACAAGCCATAAACGAAATGGCTCCGATCAGATTCTATTGGATGAACTTGGGGTACCAACAGACGTAACCAACTTAAATGCGACTGCTTCCTATCATGGCTTATCACCAAAATTATCAGGAAACTATGAGGACGTTTTACATGGTGATGGTACTTACAATAAAGCATTACGCTCATATTATAATGGATCTTTAATTAGTAATCGTAGCAAACTTAATTTTATTGAAGGCACTTCTGTTACATTATCTGTACAGGATGACGTTACTAATGGCAGAACTAACGTTATAATTAATTCTATAGCTGGGGCAGGAGGAGACGCTACGGCATGGCATAACACTGGAGATACTTTCGGCGCTGATAAAATTATCGGCGCTATGGATGCTTCGGGCGGGTATGCAGTAAAGTTCTATGTCGAGAATCAGGAAATGTTCCGGATTGTCGATGATGGTGATAATTTGAATTGGACTGGGCCAAGGATAAAAGTAGGTCACACTGGCGCTGCTTTCTATCCTAATGGCGATATTATTTCAATTCAAAAAGACCTTTCAGACCAACTTTGTGTAACCCTTCGGAATACCCATTCTACGGCTGGACAGCCTTCGGGCGCAAGTTATGTCGTAATAGATGATACTGGTACTATCGCGGGTGGCGTCAATGTAATGAACTCGAATTGGCCCAACCCGCAAGACGGTGTATATGCCGGGGAAGTCTGTTTCTTGGCTTTCGGTGGGCCTTGCGTTCTAGGAACACAAACGGACGCGGACCTTCGATTTATTACTCAGAACGCTGAGCGTATGCGCTGGGACAATTCCGCTTCAGAATTCCAGATTTCCGGTGGAGATGTCATTGTATCTGCCGGGGATATTAGCGTATCTGGTAATATTGATTCAACTGGCGGCGTAATTCGTGCGCTAGCCGCTGCTTCCGGACTTCAAATTGGTGATAAGGCTGGAAGTAGTAATTACCTAGAATATCTTGATGATAGCGGAAACGGTGAAGTAACTCTCCGTGCTGTTGGCAAGGGCTCGCGTTTCATGTATTCAAGAATTGTTTCGGGAGCAGCCTCGGCTAGCGGATATGGTGCCGCTCTTTGGGTAACCAATGCAGATGCAAAACATGCTACTCTGTTTATGCCAGAAACGGGATTCTCAGAATCTCATTTAGCTAAGGCCAGCTATGCAACCCTTTCTGTTAGTGCGGGTTACGGATGGCGTATCAATGTTAATGCCACAAACAATTCTGGTATTCGTATTGAATCAGATGGTACACTTCATCACTTTGGTTCAGCATTCACTTATAATTTGTTTCCTGAAGGTGGATCGGGAGTAGGTTCCATTGGGTCTAGTGGAGCGAAGTGGTCAGATGTTTATGTTGTAAATGCAGTTCACGTAGGTGACGTTCATATGAGCGACGAGGCTATGGGCTCTGATTGGGTTCTACGTGAAGCGAAGATCCAAGGAGAGGATGTAGATACTTTATATGCGATTAATGGTCGCACGGGTAAAAAATATAAAGTTATGTTAGAATCTGTTTAATTTTTATACAAGGATATTACTATGGAAAAGACTATTGCAGTTCCAATGACACTTACGCGGCTTGATTTTGTATGCAAATTAATTGATTTTGCATGGCAGAATGGGAATATCAGAGATCCGCAAACAGCTAGTTATGTTCAAGATTTGAAAGCTTTTATGCGGGAAAATATAAAACTACTAGCAGAAGAGACGATTAAAAATGTCGAGAAGCCTAAGTAAAGTAAATGTCCAGATCAGATCGGAGATCTTTGTAACCGATAATGCTGGAGTTGCTATCAACGGATTAGTAGATGGTGGATTTACTAAGCGCCTATCTAAAGACGGCGCGAATGATACCACAACTGTTACGGTTACAGAAATCGCCAATGGTAGATATACTGTAACTTTTACTCCTACTGCTACTGGATTTTATGAATTAGACATTATTCATGCTACTTATAATCCGTTTGGTTGGAGCGAATCTTACGATGTAACTACAGATGGAATTTTGGCCGCATCTGATATTACGTCTTCGGTTCCTAGCGCGGCGGCTATTGCTTCTGCTGTTTGGTCATATGTAGTTGGTTCTGTCTTTACAGCCAAGAGATATCTTAAGGCTATTGGTGCTGCTGTTGCTGGCAAGACTTCTGGTGGCCCTACTGGATTTACTGCTAGAGATTTGGAAGATACTCAAGATCAGGTTGTGGGTACTGCGGATACATCTGGTAATAGAACTCCTACAAGTTATGGGAACTAATGGATTGGTTTGTCAATTCTTGGTTTTCGAACGACTGGTTTGCTAATAACTGGTTTTCGCCTGTATCAGTAACTCCACCACAAGGCGATAATTGCGGAGCTAATTGGTTCGCTAACGCATGGTTTATGAACCAATGGTGGAATAATCAGTGGTTTCATGGTCAATGCACCACTATTACTGAGACTCCCACTAGTTCTGGTAAGAATCAACAGCAAATGCGAGATGATTTCTTGCTTATGGAGAACGAAGAGGCATTATTGCTTTTGGCTCTGTAGTCCAAGTATATATATATTGTAAATTGAGGAAAAGATGGCTACTTATAACAAATTTAATCAATTCGTAGAGGATCTTTGTAAAAAGAAGATGGATTTAAGCGCGGATAGCTTCTTTGTCCTTCTTACAAATACGGCTCCTAACGCTGCGGACATTAAGGTAGATACGACTACTACTCCTTGTACGGTTGCTGCTACTTCTAACGCTGCTGAAATTGCTGCGGGTAACGGATATACCAAAAAGGGTGGAGCTTTGACAATTACTACCTCTTCCCAGTCTTCAGGTACGTTTACTTGGGCTGCTAACCAAGTCGTATTTACTGCTTCAGGCGGAACGATTGGTGCTTTCCGATATGTCGTATTATTTGATGATACTTCTGCCACTTCCGCTACTCGTTGTGTAGTTGCTTGGTGGGATTACGGTTCTGCGGTAACGCTTAACGACGGTGAAACTTTCACGGTCAAGTTTAATAACGCGAATCCCGGTACTATCTTTACGTTAGCATAAAGGATAATTTATGGACAATGATAAAATCAATGAATGTTGCAAGGATGCTAAAAATCTAGTAGAAGTTAATAGAACAAAAGCCGCTAACCGAATGGATCCCTCTCAGAAGGGATTCTTGGTAACTCGGAATTGTGCTATTTGTCATAGGAATCATTACGAACTTAATGTTGATCCGATAAAAATTGGAATGGATTAAAAAGGTAACTTATGGCCGTAGCATTTGACAAATTTACGGCAAGTTCTACCTTTACTGGTAACAGTTCGTGGACTCACACGCCTGTAGGCACTCCTAAAATTGCTATCGTATGGATCGTAGATAACGCCGCTACTACAGATCAAATTACAGGCGTTACTTACGGCGGTACTTCCATGAAGGAAGTAACCGGCTCTCCGAATATTAACAATACTTCAGAGCCGGGAGTAGTTCACTGTTTCGTATTAAACGATCCCACTTCAGGAGCGCAAACAGTTAGTGTTACCAAAACTGGTACTACTACTGCAATTGGATATTCAGTTACCCTAACAGGATCAGAAAAATTGCGTAGGGTTGCTGTTGACGCCACTATTCATAGTTCTGCATCTGCCAATCCTTCAGTAACTCTAGGTCTTAACAGCCAAACTTCTTGGGCTGGATTGGCTCTACATACGGGCCAAAACGCGGTTACTGGTATTACTCAATTAACAAGTTGGACAGCACAAAACGAAACTGACTTCGGTAACCAATGCGGAGCTTGCTATACTTTTGATACCATTGGCAGTTCTGATGTAACTGCGGGATTTACACAAACCTCTGACGATGCAGCAATGATTGCTATTGCAATCACGGAAAGCTTTATAAATGCGGCTGCGGGATCGGATACTATTACAGGTAAAGCCGCTGGTTTATTACACGCATATTTGTTAAATGCTGCTGCGGGATCTTATTCTATTTCTGGTGTTGCTGCAAAGGTATTACATAATTCTATTATAACTGTATTAGGATCATATAATGCTTCAGCTTCTAATCCCGCCGTCAGACGTACTAGATTATTTAATTCCGCTGCGGGATCTTATTCAGATAGTGGCGCATCCGCTACTATGAATAAGGGTCAGAATATTAATGCTACTGCGGGATCTTATAGCGAGAGTGGGCAAAGTTCTTCTGTGTTACACGCAAGGATTCTACCTAGCACGGCAGGATCTTATTCGGAGAGCGGACAATCTGCTACGACTCTTAAAGCTGCTATATTACAAGCCATCTTAGGATCATATTCAGAGAGTGGACAATCTACTAAGTTATTAGATAATCGTCTTATTTCTGCGGCCTCTGGTTCTTATTCTGAGAGTGGAAATGCTGCGACATTTTATAGAAATCTTTTAATCCAAGCTATTCTAGGATCCTATAGCGAAAGCGGGCAGAATTCTTCTCTTACATATTCTAGATTATTTAATTCCGCACAGGGATCATATGCAATATCAGGTGCGATAAATTCCTTATTGTTCGGACATAAGATATCCGCCTCAGGCGGTTCTTATTCTGACGCTGGTTCTTTGGCTTCTTTATTTAGAAGTGTGTTATTAACTGCTTTAGCTGGTTCTCAGTCTATTTCCGGACAAGATGAAGCGTATTTAATTAATCGTTTAATATCTGCTGATGTTGTACAATATGATTTAATCGGTGCTATTAGTAAGCTTTTAGTAGATCATAAACTTCCTGCTGGAACCACTTCTTATGGGGAATCGGGACCGGCAAGTTCTATATTAGCCGATAGAAAGATTATCTCATTATTAGGCTCTATTGATTTAACTGGAATAGACGCCGATTTACAAAAGAGTGGCCCTCAAAGTTTTATATTGACTGCCGGTAAGGGAACTTTCGTTATTAATGGTGCGAGCGCTTCTTTACTACATCAATATTTAACGTCATTAGATTTTGGTAATTCGAATATTACTGGAGATAACGCAACGCTTCTAAAAGCATTCAAGATCAATAGCGTCTCAGGATCATTCTCTTTATCTGGACAAGATGCTAATTTATCAAAATTTAATGAGTATATTCTAACCGCCGCTCTAGGATCTTATCAAATATTAGGATATAATGCAGGATTAGCCGTTATTCAACTTGCTTCCACTGAATTCTTCCCTGTCATAATTATAGGAGACGTAATAATTCCTGTTATTATTGCACGAAACAATAGTTTCAAGGTAAAATTAATACGAGAATAATATGTCAAATGTATTCTATTTACAAGATTCTGGTTTTTACGTGGAATTAGATATTTTGGATGAAAATGGTAATACGTTCCCCATAGCTGATGCCACTACTAAGAAAATTTGCTTTGTAAAACCTAACGATAGCGAGAATTATGTAGATGCGGATTTCGTAACAAATGGATCCGATGGTAAAATACGATATCTTATTCCGGCAGGATTCTTAGATACCGTGGGCCGCTGGAAAGTGTTCGCTAAAGTAATATCCAATACTTATAACAGATATAGCTCTAAGTCTTGGTTTGAGGTAAAAGCCCGATAAACAGATTGTCCAAGTAAGTGCATTGAGATGTCTATGAATGGAAACAAAGAAATATATTTAGCATCATTTGATACCAAGGAACTTCTGACAGTTCTAAATCTGGCAGATTTTACTTACGATTTAGCTCATTTTCTCAACTTCACTCCTAACGAGTACGATTATCATCTTTATCCCGGTAATGGAATAACCTTTACTCGATTCCTTTCAGAGTCTCATATCACGGTAGACACTTATCCAGAAGCTTTCTTGCTAGAGCTTTCTGTGTCGTCTTGTAAGGATATTAACACAGTAGGAATAGAAGAATTCTGTAAAAAGTTTGGTCTTACCATGCGCGGAAATACTCATTTACGCAAGATCTACACGGACGAATGGAAGGCCATATAATGCTAGAAGCTCAGAGCCAATATCAGAGAATTCGTATCGTAGATGACAGACATCATCCCGGGGAATTTACTCTTTATCTGGACGATATGTTCCAGCTTAAGACATGGATTGAATTCAAGTATCATGAGAGCCTTGTAACCATGCCAATGTGTTGCGCTCCAGAAATTGACAGGGTGTTAATTTGCGGTGGAGGAGATGGCATGAGTTTACGAGAAGCGCTCAAGTTCTCTTATTCCAAACCTACTCTAGTAGAACTAGATCCGGGCATGGTTAAAATATTCCGCGATATGCCAGAGTATTCAAAATTTAACAACAATTCAATGTCAGATCCACGGGCCGAAGTGGTCATTGGAGATGCCATTAAGTACATGCGCGAGGACAATAGTAAGTATAATGTTATTTGCTGGGATTTCCCGTCCCCTTCAGACGAGTTGGCTGAGAAAGATACGCTATTTAAGAGAAACAACTTAGGTCTAGTCGTTTCTCATTTGCAGACGGGCGGCGTATTCTCAACTCACATTTCCATGTCTACCTCACTCATGGTAAACGTGATTAAATTTTTTAGGAATTTAGGATTTTATTGCTGGGTTTATGATTGTTTTTATGACAACTACGGGAATCAAGATACCTTTTTAGTTGTCTCTGAGCGCCCGTTACGTCAGTTGCGTAAAGTTCCAGATTCTTGTAGATGGGCTAATCCAGACAGAATTAGAATCGGTTATTCTGTTGCCACGGAGATTACTCCGGAACGAGAGCAGTACATTGCTCAGTTCCTTACTTTAGAGGATTTTGAGCAAGACGATGTTTAACGCTTATGAGTTAACTATCGCCAAACTACAAGGGGCAATGGCAATACTTAATCGGTGTGTGGGTGAGAATGAGCTTGAGAATGCGATTTGTGCTGTGAAGGAATTCAAACATTATGCTGATTGCTTTTATTGCCAGAAGTATCGAACGATTATGCAGGGCCATTCTACGGGATGTTGTAAAAACTGTCTTCTGCATAAATATGGCGAGAAAATGGCAGGGAGAGAAATCAGTTACAACGGATGTTACAAGATTCCATGTTATCGGGAGGTTGTACGCCTTTCGTGGGAGTTTTGCGCGGCCCCGAATGTAGACCTAGCAAAACTTTTAATTAAAAATATGGAAGAATGTATAAATCAATTGAAATTACACAAGGATGAAGTCAAGGATTAATTATGGAAAGCGTAACTTACGGACCTAATGAACTAAAGGGTCGCGTCCTGAAAGAAGATGGGGATGGATACACTTGGATACATGCTATTGTTGATAATAAAAACATGTATTGTAAGGCAGATCAGGCTAACTTTGAAGCTGCCAGTCAGGGTAATCCATTTATGGCTTACAATCCGTGGATGCGGAATGTAGATGGTAGTTTTATTTATTTACCATCTGTTTTAATGGTAATTGAACCATTTTTTGTTAGTAGGGCGTCGTTAGTAGCTTTTGTACATCATCAAGTTGCTTCAGATCTTGACAAAATGAGCCGGGAAGCCTTCTCAGGCATAGTTTTGGCAAAAGAGAACGATGTTCCAAAGAATCCTCCTAAGCTAATAAAGGTATAATATATGCAAAATAATGATTTACCAAAAATCGACTTTAATCCAATTAACAATAAGAAGAAGTTTCTCTTCTTCAAGCGTCCCAAGGGCACCCCAATTCCAGTAGGAATCCTGTGGAAATGTCTTTGTGCTAATGAAAATATGCTTACCGAAGCAGATGAGCAATATTGCTCAAAATGTGGCGCAAGACTAAGATTACAAGAAAATAAAGAAGATAATAGTATTTATTTTACAACTGTTATAGTTTCCCATATTATTCCCGGGCGTAAGTAGTCCAAGGGAATGATACTACGGGAATTGTAATTTTATGAACGAAATCCATAATTATAGCGAACTATATCCAATCGCGGCCCATAATCCAGAGCTACGGGACAAGTTATATAACAACTTTGCTCACGAACTAAATACTCTATTTGGTCCGGATGCATGGACGAAGGGCGCTGTTAAACTATTTGATAAATCGGTTAGTAAAGTTGGCGATAAATTCGTTGTAATTTCTCCTGATGGTAAGCCCATTTCCTATCATCCAGACGCGGAATCCGCTCTCAAGGCTTTGCTAGTTGTTAATGAGGCGGAATCTGGCATAAGCAAGTCTGTTAAGCAGATTGGCGATAAGTGGGCGGTTGTAGATACAGATGGAAAAGTTCTAGAATATTGTCCCGATAAGGCTTCTGCTAACGCTGCCGACGCTCGCATTAAGGTTGGCAAAATGATTAAGGCGGAAGTAGAAGAGTGGATGACTTTCGAACCTACTGAAATTGAAAAGTCTGCTTCTGAAGAGTTTGTTAAGACTTCTGGTAAGGTTAATGCAAACGGCGAATTCAAGGATGGTTTTGACGGTTGCGTAACTCATATGCAGAGTTCAAAGCATCTTCCTGCGGATCGGGCGAAGAAGCTTTGCGCGTATATTGGCAGAAATGCAGGGAAAATCAAGAAAGATTCTGAACCTGTAGCCGATGAAAGTACGGGCAAGAAACCCAGCATTAGCGTCAAGAAGAATGACGACGGCACGGTTAATTGGGAGATCGAGTTCCCCATTTACAAACTAGATAACGAAAAGCGTCTAGTAGGCGGCGTCGTTTATGAGCCCGATGTAGTTGATGCACAACACGATTCCGCGTCCGAAGCCGAAATCGAAAAGGCTGCTCATAACTTTATCGAACAGTCCCGTACTCTAGGCATTATGCACAAGGAAGAAGCTGGTCCCCGTGCTAAGATTGTTGAGAGCTATGTCGCTCCAACAAATATGAAAATTGGCAATCAGAATATCCGCAAAGGTACGTGGATGATGGTTGTCAAGGTTTACGATAATGAGCTTTGGAACCTTGTCAAAGATGGCAAAATCACGGGATTTTCAATGGGCGGGCGCGCCCGCGAGGAAAAAGCCTAATTTCTCGTAAATACTTGGTGTCCAAGGTATTGAAAAGTAGAATACTAAAATGCGCTTAAAAGATATAGAAGTTGACGAGGTTAGCCTCGTAGATAAGGCTGCAAATAACAAGAAGTTTGCATTCCTTAAGCGTGATGCCGAGGATCATAAGGAAATCGAAAAGACTGAAGAAGTAAAAGAAGCCGAAAAACTACTAAATAAAGAAGTACCCCCCACCGACGAACCCACCGCTGAAGAGCTTGCTCTTATTGCAGATTTAAGCAAGCAGATCGCTGAATTAACCGCTCAAGTTCAGAAGGCGTAAAGTACTCCTTCTAGCGGCTCACTGTTAATAATAGTCTATTTCTAACTATTGGAAAAATTATGAGCGATTATAAGAAAGTTATTGATGATCTAGCCAAGACCGTTGCGGATCTTAAGGTTCAGATCGAAAAGAACAAGCAGTCAGGCACTCCGATGGACGAAGATCGGGTTGCGGCTATTGTTAACAAGAAGCTAGAAGCTGCGGCTCCGGTTCAGAATCGTAAGGGCGCGTACCTTGAGGACGAGGCCGATGGTTCTGCTACGATGTCCAAGCACTCTACCCTAGTCCAGAAGTCTAACGATCAGAAGGTAGTTGAGTTCCAGAAGTGGAACGACAATTGCGTTCTTCTATCTCAGCTTCTAGATAAGCCTGTCCGTAGCCTAAAGTATTTCCAGAAGTCAAAGGATAATAAGGGCCTAACGGAACTAGCTAAGGCGATGGATAGCGCTACTTCTAACGAAGGCGCGGAGTGGATTCCAACCGAGTTCTCTCAGGAACTATATTACCTCGTTCACCTAGCGACGAAGGTTGCTGCGGCTGTTCGTCAGTTCAACATGCCTAGCAATCCTTACAAGCTACCTCTACAGAAGACGGAAGCTTCCACGTATCTCACTTCTGAGAATACGGCGGATTCTGGTAACAAGTTTACCGCGTCTACTCCTCAGACGAACAACGTTACCTTTACTGCGGTAAAGCTAGCGACCCGCGTACTCTTCTCAGAAGAGCTATCTGAGGACGCGATTGTTCCAGTCCTAGATTTCGTAAAGAACACGATTGCTACTGCGGTCGCGTTTGGTCTAGAAGACGCCCTAATTAACGGCGACAATTCTACGACTCATATGGATTCGGACGTTACTTCAAGCACGGATCCCCGCAAGGCTTGGAAGGGCCTTCGAAAGATGGGCTTGAACGCCTCACTCAATAAGGATATTAACACTCTATCAACGGCTAATATCCGCGATATTCGCGCTAAGATGGGTAAGTATGGCGTAGACCCCTCTAAGCTAATGTATATCGTCTCCGCGAAGGGCCTAATCAAGATGCTCTCTCTAGCGGAAGTAATGACGATGGAGAAGTACGGCGCGAATGCGACGATTCTAAGCGGCGAACTAGGCCGTCTAGACAATATCCCCATCATTGTTTCAGAAAAGATGCGCGACGATCTAAACGCGAGCGGCTATAACGATAGCACGACTAACGCCTTCGGCGCGATTATCTGCGCGTATGTTCCCGCGTTCATGCTAGGCGTAAAGCGCCAGCTAACGACTCGTGCGCGATTCGATGAGGAAACGGATCAGACGATTCTAGTTAACTCTTGGCGCGGCGATTTCGAGTCTTGGTTGCCTTATACGACCGAGCCAGTCTCCAACCTAGGCGTTCACATGACGGTCTAATAGTTATTCCCAGCACATATAAACCCCATGTCTCAAAAACATGGGGTTTTTTATTTGTCCAAGGTATTGAACAAGGAAATCACTATGACAAACTGGATAGTAGGAATTAATTGTTATATGGAAGAAAATCTTCTTCCACAATGCCTTACTAGTATTCGATCAACTTTGCCCAATGCTAAAATAGTAGTAATTGACGGTGCATACGAATCATGGATTAGAACCGTCAAAATGGAAGCTGCTAAGAACTTAGACGCCGGATATCATCAAGTTGGAATGAGTTTACTAAGATTTATTAATCCTGAGTCTAATGATAAAACATATCAGATTTGTAAAGATTTCAATGTAGAAATCTTGGAACAACCTCCGAAAGATCAGAGCGGAAATTACATAGCATGGCCCTCTGAAGCTAAGAAGAGAAATGAATTCTTCAAGTATGGTAAAGACGGGGAATATTGGTTCTTTATAGATGCCGACGAGGTTTTACAAGGAATACCAGACGATCCCGTTGACGATACTTACAATATCATGCTTCAACGAGATGATAATTTACCTCCTTATCCTGTGCAGCGTATTTTCAAGCATCGTCCTACTATTCGTATGGAAGGGGCTCATCACGCTCTTTGGGTAGGTGATAAGCTTTACAAGAGGGATGATCCAGATCGTAAAATCATTTGTAATTCAAGACTTTATCATTATTTTGATAAACGTAATCAGATGGACAGGGTTCGTCACTTAGCAAAAGGCGCTTATTACCGTGAGGGTCTAATCCCTGAGGAATCGTACTTTAGGGCTTTACACAATATTTAATGGCAGAAATCGAAGTTACATTTACTGGCGGTCCTGCACTCCTAGCAAAACTAAAAGCTATGAGCGGATTTCTCTCCAGTCCACAATTCCGAGCATTATTGGAAGATGCCGGACAATCTTACGTCAATTACGCCAAAGCAGATTGTCCTATTTCTAAGAATCCGGGTGCGACTGGGTTAGTAAACGGTGGTGCGCTGCGCGGATCTATTCGATATGCTGTAAATAACTTCGGAACAGATGGTGTAAATGTAACTATCAATGCCGGTGGTGCGAACGCTCCTTACGCTCCAGCCGTAGAGTTTGGCGCTACATCAAGTATGCGCGTTGCTGTAAATCGTCAAGTAATGTTCTGGGTAGAAGATGGAGCGGGCAGGAAAGTTCAGAACCCTTGGTCAACAGGCGCATTTGCTCCGGGCGTTATGCAAGCGAAGGGATGGAATGCTAAATATCGTCATATTGTTTGGCACCCCGGCACCCGCCCTCAGCCTTTCTTCTTCAAACAAGTACCAAGAGTAATCAATAAATTCTTCGCTGCTTTGAAGGCTTCTATCAACCAAGCATGGGATCAAAGGTAGTCCAAGTATATAGGATTTATGTAAAATGCCTACGTTAGATAGCAATTGTTGGGTTACTTTAGACGACTTAAAAGAGCATATGGATATCCCTTCTGGGGATACAACCAAGGATGATTTTCTAACTAATATATTAAATGGTGCCTATCATATTGCGAAAAATTATATTGGGCATGATTTAATTGCAGATGATTATACAGAATATCATGATGGTGATGGCGAAGATACCATTCTTCTTAAAGTTTATCCTGTAAATACTATTGCTTCAATTTATGACGATACTAGTAGAGAATTTGGCTCCGATTCTTTGATTGATGTAGATGATTACTTCTTTGATGCTCAGACAGGATTGGTAACGTTGTTCCAAGGGTCAGCTTCCTTTAAAGCTGGTAAGGGAAACATTAAAGTTACCTATAATGCAGGATACACAACCATTCCTTATGATGCTCAAAGAGGACTAATTATGCTTGCAGCATGGTTGGCTCAACGCGCTGGCACGGAAGGATTAACTACGGCTACACTAGGCGGTAAGTCAGAACAGTACGACAGTTATAATATTCCTTTGTTTATCCGCCAGTGTTTTATTCCATATAAAAACATGAGCGTATAATACATGGGATCAATTAATCGTTCGCGGTCCTTCTTCAAAATGAAGGTGGATATTCTACGTCCTGCTCTCTCTCAGGATGTAACTCTACGTGATTACATCCTTACAGATTATACGATTGATTTAACTGACGTTCCTACCTATATTGAACCAATTCACTCTGATATTGTCATGCAGGGTCAGGTTGGTGGAATTGAAGTAGCTCGCATGGTTGGTTTCTTCGCCAAAGGAACTGATATTCAGATAAATGACATTCTACGTGAGAATGCGAACGTTTATAATAATAATACTGTTAAATACTGGAAAGTAATAGGAAAACTTGATTACGGGCGTTATGATTTCCACATTCGAGTTGATTTGGATGTCATGAACACACAGAGGTTATAACAATGGCTACCAATGATATATTTCATGCGATTCCCATTATTGAGGAATTACAAAGAATCGCCGTTACAGAATTAAGCTCAAGTCTTGGTCTGAAATCGGTTCAAATTGGCGATATTTTCTCCATGCCCACTCCGGGCATTACCAATATCGTTCCGGGCATTTGGATTCAGCCCATGCCCGCCACTACGAACGAATTCGATGAAT